GACCACGTGTCGATGACCTCGACCGACACCGAGTGGGAGTTCCTCACTTGGATGGCGGTGCAGGAAGGGTTCGTGGTGTACGTCAAGGGCAAGGAGCTGCACTTCGAGCCGCGCGCCGATCCGGACGACGCGAACGTCTTTGATATCCAGTGGGACGAGCCCGATGACGAATTCGGCTACTTCCGTTCGAACACAAAGCGCCTCGGATTCAGCCGGACCCTGACGGTGGGAAAGGGTGTTGTCGTGCAGGTCCGATCGTGGAACCAGAAGCAGAAGACGGGTTTCAACGCGACCTATCCGACGTCTAACGCGAAGGGCATCAAGCCTGGCTCGGCGAGTGCTCCGGCACAGGTCTACTCCTATGTCATTCCCAACCTGACGCAGGAGCAGGCTAACCAGCGGGCACGGGCGCTATACAACCAGATCATCGCGCACGAGATGCGGTTCTCTGCGGATCTCCCGGCCGACGACGCGCTCGATTCGACCTGGATGGTCAACGTCACCGGCACTGGGACGGAGTTCGACCAGAAGTACTTCATCGAGAGCGTCAGCCGGTCAATGTCGAACGGTGGCGGCTATGCCATGTCCATTCGCGGGAAAAACCATTCCGATCAGACGAGCCCCATCCCATGAGTAGCCGGCTGCACAACGCTATGCGCGGGATCGCTTCGGCGGCGAACCAGGGTAGGGTAGGGACGAAGCTGGGGATCGTCACGGCTTACGATCCTTCCCGCTACGCGATAAAGGTCCAGTACCCGCCCGACAGCGTGGAATCCGGATGGATTCCCTTGGGTGCCCTGATGATCGGCAACGGTTTCGGCATCCTCGCCCCGCCGTCCATCGGTGACCAGGTGAAGGTCGAGTTTCAGGATGGCGCTCTGGATGCCGGCATAGCCGGCCTCACGCTCTTCAACGATGTGGATGTTCCGCCGAAGGTACTCGCCGGCGAAATCTGGCTGCTTCACAAATCAGGCGCCTTCTTCAAGCTGACCAATGACGGGAAGGCCTCGCTTTCTGACGCCCACGGCGCATCGGTGACACTCAATGGTGACGGCACGCTGTCGTCCGCGGGTACGTGGACGCATACCGGCGCCTTCAACGTCCACGGCACCCAGGCCCATACAGGGACGATCACATCGAACGGAAAACGCGTCGACGACACCCTAAAGGTGACCGGCGTTCAGCCGGGCTCTGGCACATCCGGTAACCCCATCTAAGGACACGTCGTGCCCAACCTCAACGACATCGATCATTTCTGGGGAAGCGACACGGCAGCGTCGGCTACAGCCGACCTTGGCACGGTCGAGGGAACCTCGCGCGGCCAGCAGAGGGTACTGAGGCGCCTTCTGACCAACCCGCGAGCCGTGCTTCCTGACGGGACCGTCTTGCCGGCCGACTACCCGTTCCATCCTGAATACGGCGCGGGCCTGCCTCGCTACGTCGGCCTGGCAGTCGACCCCGCGCAGATCGTCGCGCTGATCCGGGGACAGATCCTGCTCGAGGATTCGGTGGCCCGGATACCGGCCCCGGTGATCTCCGTTTCGCCGTTCATCGGCGGCCTTTCGGTCGCCATTCGCTACACGGACGCCGCGACGAGCACGCCGGCGACGCTCTCGTTCAACGTCAACCAGTGAGTCATCATGCCCAGCGTTAATTCGAAGAGCTTCACCCAGCTGGTCACGGACTTTGCCACAAGCGTGCAGGCGCGGGCTTCTGCCCTCGCCGACTTCTCCGTCGGCTCCGTCCTTCGCGCGCTGGCTGAGACCATGGCGTCGGTCGTCGTCTGGCTTGAGGGTCTGATCCTGCTCCTCTTGGCGACGACCCGGGCATCCACCAGTAGCGGTCCAGACCTCGACACGTGGATGGCGGACTACAACTTCTTCCGCCTGCCTGCGGCGCAGGCTAGCGGGCTCGTCTCTTTCGCGCGCTTCACCGCCACCGCCCAGGCCGTTGTCCCCATCGGTGCCGTGGTTCAGACCGCTGACGGGTCGCTCCGATACCTGGTCGTCATCGACACCACGAACGCCGCGTACAATGCCGCGCTCGGCGGTTACGTGATCCCGGCGGGAGCCGCGAGTCTCAGTATTCCTGTGCTGGCCACTGACCCGGGTTCGGCATGGAACGTCATCGCCGGCGCGATCAGTGTCCTTGCCCAGGCAGTGCAGTACGTCGACACCGTGAGCAATCCCCTGGCTTTCACGTCGGGAGCGGATGCCGAGACCGATAGCGCGTTCCGCGCACGCTTCGTCACCTACATCGCCAGCCTGTCCCGGGCCACAAAGACAGCCATCCTTAGCGCGATCCTCTCGCTGAAGGTGGGTGCGAGCGCCGCGCTGGTTGAGAATGCCGACTACAACGGCACGTATCACCCGGGGTTCTTCTACGCAGTAGTCGACGATGGTAGCGGCAACCCGGGATCGACGTTCCTTGCATCTGCTTCGAATGCGATCGATGCAGTCCGTCCCTTCACCGTTGCCTTCGCTGTCTTCGCTCCGGCGACGCTAACTGCCAACGTGACGATGTCCGCTGTGATCGGATCCGGGTATGACCCGGTGGCCACCAAGGCGACGATCCGCAGCGCCGTGCTGGCCTACCTCGCAGGCCTTTCCCTTGGCCAGAGCCTAAACTACACGAGGCTGGTGCAGATCGCGTACGAAGCGTCGCCTGGCGTGACCAACATCACGGGCCTGACGGTCAACGGCGGCACGTCCGATCTGGTGGCCAGCGCGCAGCAGCGGATCCTCGCGGGAACGGTGACCGTATCGTGATCGGAGACTTCAACGACATTTTTGGGAGGCTGAAGGCGAAGCTCCCGTCCCGCTGGTTTGGCGGATGGGCAGATACGCTGCCGATCTTCGATGGCGTCGTCGCCGGCACCGCCTCGCTCCTCAGCTTCGTGTATTCGCTGTACGCGTACGCGAAGCTGCAGACCCGGATCATGTCCGCTACCGATGGCTGGCTGGACCTCATAGCCGCGGACTTCTTCGGACCCACCCAGGTGCAGCGCAAGACGGGTCAGAGCGACTCGTCATACCGGCTCGTCATCCTCGCGAACCTCTTTCGCGAAAAGGCGACCCGTCCGGCCATCGTCAACATCCTCACCTCGCTTACCGGGCGGGCGCCGACGATCATTGAGCCGATGAGGCCGGCCGACACCGGGGCCTACCGCGCGCCGAACATCGGCTACGGGGTCGCTGGCGCCTACGGTTCGATGTCCATCCCTTACCAGGCGTTTGTCATCGCCTATCGGCCCATAAGCAACGTAGGCATCGCCTCGGTCGCCGGCTACGGCATCTCGACAGGTGCCTACAGCACGGCGTCCCGTGCCGAGTACGCCTCGATCGGCATGGTCACCGGTGGCGTGACCGATACTGACATTTTCGCGGCCATCGACGCTGTAAAGCCCGCTGGAACGATCGTGTGGACACGCATCAGTAACTGACGTACCCGCTGCGCCATCCCTCATCCCAAGCCCGCACCCGCGGGCTTTTTTGTGCCCGGAGAAACCCCCTTGGATCGTTCAATCATTTACCCCGGCCAGATCCCTCTGGAGACGGACCAGCTCAACCAGAACCGCGCGTCCATGGTTGCGCTGGGCAAACTGATCTCCGCGGCCTTGGGCACGAACAACGTGGTCAGCGGGCTCACGGTCGGCCCGAACAGTCCGGCCGCGCTCAACGTCGTCGTCAGCCCGGGCGAGATCTACTCGCTGCAGAACATCGACAGCACGGCGTACAGCTCGCTGCCCGCTGACACCACGCACACCTGCATGAAGCAGGGCATCAGCCTGGACGCGACGACGATCGGTTGCGCGGCGCCGGCGACGGCCGGTTTCTCGATCAATTACCTGATTGAGGCGACGTTCCAGGAGGTCGACGGCTCCAACGTTGTCCTGCCGTACTACAACGCCAGCAATCCGACGCAGGCGTATAGCGGGCCGGCGAACAGCGGCACCGCCCAGTCCACCCTGCGGCAGGGCAAGGTCGTCATCCAGGCAAAGGCTGGTATCGCCGCGACGACAGGGACCCAGGTCACGCCGACGGTCGACGCCGGCTACGTTGCCTTGGCCGTTGTCACCGTCGCCAATGGCCAGACGACGATCGTCGCGGGCAACATCGTGGCCGTCGCGAGCACGTCGGTGATGACGGCCTCGCTCCTCGACATGGTGAACGGGAATTCGCCCGGGCGCCTCTTGAACGTCCAGATTTTCACCGTCAGCGGCACCTACACTCCGACTCCAGGCACGAAGTCCGTGGTCGTCGAGGTCCTTGGTGGTGGCGGTGGCGGCGGTGGAGCGGGCACGACGGCGTCTGGGTCGGCATCTGCCGGCAATGGCGGTGGTGGCGGTGGCTACGCCTGCTCGCGGCTGACTTCGGGTTTCGCAGGCACATCGGTTGTCGTGGGCGCTGGCGGTGGTGGTGGTTCGGCGAACGGCAACCCCGGGGGCACGTCGACGTTCGGGTCGATCTCGTCCACCGGCGGCGGCGGTGGTGGCCTGGTCACGGTCAGCACGTTCCCCGCGACGTTGAACTCGGCCGCGCCCGGCGCGGGCTCTGGCGGCAACCTGTTCAACGCCAAGGGCGCTCAGGGCTCGCCGCTGATGCTCATGAATTCCAACAACGCGCTGGCCGGTGGCGGCGGGTCGTCTAGGTTTGGCGGCGGCGCTAGCCAGGTCGCTGTGAATACGGCCGGTTCCGCTGCCACAACCCCCGGGTCGGGTGGTGGCGGCGCTTGCACGGCAAATGGTGTCGCTCAGGCCGGCGGCTCTGGCGCCGCGGGTCTCGTCGCAATC